ACTCCGCAGTGGGATGCTCACCCTCCCACGTTTTTGGAGTGACGGCCGCCACTCGGGCTGCTGTGTTACCTTGAGATCGCAACGAGACGACGCCCCAACAGACGGGGCAGAGAGGGGCTCATATGGGCGTGAACAGCGTCGCCGCGGCGCAAGCCCGCTACTGGTGCCAGGCCGGCCCCGGCAAGCCACAGGGAGGCGCCTACAGCGTCGGCTACAGCCAGCCCGACCGGCTCATGGCCTACGAGCGCAGCAACGAGGGCGGCTGGCTCTACGCGGACGCCAACATGGACTGCTCCAGCATGGTCCGTGGCGCCATCAACTACGGCCTCCACGCCGCCGGCTACTCGTGGGACGACCCGAGAATGCTCCCCAGCTCTTCCTGGACTGGGTCGCAGCGGGAGGAGCTCACCGCTCGCGGCTGGGTCGAGGTCCCCTGGGCCGACAGTGACCTGTACCCGTCCGGCGGCCTCCAGGTCGGCGATGTGATCCTGTCCGAGGCCGCGTCCGGCGGTATGGGGCACGTCGCCATGGTCGTCCCAGACGGCAACGCCCTGATGCTCGCCGAGGCGTGGATCGCCGAGGACGGCTCCACGGACGGCCTGGTCGGCGACCAGACCGGCGAGGAGACTCGCCTCGAGTCCTACGAGGGGCACCCGTACACGCGCGGCGGCCACTGGACCCACTGCCTGCGCCTCTACGAGGACGGCTCCACCGGCGGCGGCTCTACAGCTGCGTCCGGCTACGAGACGTCCGCGATCCAGCGGGCCGTCCTGGCGGCCGCGGACTCGGTCGGCTGCCCGTGGTGGGCCGCACTCGCCTGCCTGTGGATGGAGACCGGCGAGTACGGGGCGAACATCTTCGGCCATGACGTGGGCGGTGCCTACTGCGGCGCCGGCGAGGTCACGGAGGGGAAGTTCCGCGACTTCTACGCGCAGATCAGCGCGGGTGCTACGTCCAACGGCGTCGGGCCGCTCCAGGTCACATACCCCGGCTACTTCTTCAACGACCCCGACCGGGCGTGGTGGGACCCGCAGGCCTCCTCCGAGGTGGCGTGTGGCATCCTCCGCGACCTGATCGCTGCGGAGGGCGATGACTATGAGAGCCTGCGCCGTGTCGGCTCGAGGTTCAACAGCGGCAGCGCCTACGGCTCCTACGAGGAGTACGGCGTCCGCTTCAGCGACTACTGTCGGTCCTGGTACAACTACGGCCGCCCCGCAGGCGGCGGAGAGGATGATCTGAATATGGCTGGTGCTGTGGAGCTGCTCACGGAGATTCGCGACTCGCTGCGCGCTGGGAAGGAGGGCAGCCACTACGCGGGTGACATGGCGTGGTACTCGGGTGCGATCCGTGACGAGCTGCGTGCCCTGAACGCGAAGGTGCAGGTGATCTCGGATGCTGTCACCCCGGGTATCGCGGGCGTGAAGTTCGATGGCGAGCTGTACAACGCGGTCAAGGAGACCAGGAAGTCTCTGGCTGCGATTGAGAAGAAGCTGGCTGGAGGTGACACGCAGGCGTGACCTGGTCGCCGCTGGTTTCCTCTCTGCCGCCTGCGTGGTGGTCGGCGCTCCTCCCGAACCGAAAGGATGACATCGATGAGTCTGACTCCTGACCAGTCTGCGACCCTGACCGCGGTCGCGGCGATCGGCTGGCCTCTCGTGCAGGCAGCCCTTGACAAGCCGTGGTGGACGGCCGCCCGCCGCCGCGCACTGACCCTGGTGGCTGTCGCGTTCATCGCCGCGGGCACGTACATGGCAGGCGCGTACCCGGCCGGCGTGGGGGCTGTCACCAATCATGTGCTGGCGGTCGCGGGCCTTGTCTTGGGGGCTTTCAACGTCTTGAAGGCCATCAAGATCAATGGCGTGTCCGTCCTCGACTGGGCCGGCCTCGTCACGCCCGGTGGCGTTGACCTGGCGAAGGGTAAGCACGCGGCCTGACGCTGCTACACTGGAGCCGTTGGGGGTTCCGCCGCCCCGGGAGTTGACTACGAGTCCTCCCGGGGCGGTTCTTCGTATAATCGGGGCATGACTCCGAAACCCCCGGCTCGCCTGTCCGCGAGCGCGCGCGCCCTGTGGGCAGGGGTGATGGACCGGTGGGAGCTCCGCCCGGATGAGATGCGCATCCTGGAGGACGCGTGCCGCGAGGCGACCCTCGTGGACAAGATTGAGGCGGAGTTGAAGTCCGCAAATCTTGTGACTGATGGGTCTACAGGACAGGCGCGCGCGCACCCGCTGCTGTCTGAGGTGAGGCAGCATCGTGTCGCGATGACGTCTTTGCTGGCCAGGCTGTCGCTCCCAGATGAGGAGGCTGAGGGCCGGCAGGACGCAGCTCGGGCGGAGCATGCCCGGTCTGCGGCGATCGCCCGGTGGGGGAAGGCCGGCTGATGGGGCGTCGCCGAGGCCCGGCCCTGGTTTCCGTTGCCGGCGAGGAGGAGCGTGCGATCCGCGGCTACTACAAGCGTCTCCTTGAGGAGGGCGCCCCGGTGCCGGATGGTGTACCGGTGGATGTGGTGGGGCCGACGTGGTCCCGTGACGCGGCCGGCGGGTGGCTGCTGCCTGAGCGGACGATCGCCCTTGACGCTATGGTATGGGCTTCGTCGCATTTGCGGGGGCCGGATGGTGGGCCGTGGCGGTTCACTGCGGAGCAGGCTCGTTTCCTGGCCTGGTACTACGCCATCGACGCCGGCGGTCGGTTCCTGACGCCGACGGTCGTGCTCCAGCGGTGCAAAGGGTGGGGAAAGGACCCGCTCGCCGCTGTCCTGGCGCTCATTGCGCTGCTCGGCCCGTCCGTCCCTGAGTCCGCTGATGGTGGTGACACGTGGCACGGCCGCCCGGAGCTAGACCCGTGGATCCGTCTTCTCGCTGTGAGCCAGGAGCAGACGCGCACCACGATGGGGAACATTCCGACGCTGGTGACGCCGGAGATGCGGGCCGAGTACTCGCTGCACATCGGCACCGGGGGCGTCACCCGCCGCGACGGCTCCCCAGGGGTGATCATCCCGATCACGTCCAACCCGCACGCGGCGGAGGGTTCCCGTGCCACGCTGACTGTGTGCACTGAGACGCAGAACTGGACGCGGTCCAACTCCGGCGTGGAGATGATGGGTGTCGTGCGTGGCGACGCGGCGAAGTCGCCGCCGCAGCGGCAGGCCCGCATCCTGCACCTGTGCAACGCGGCCCGGTCCGGTGAGGAGTCCGTCGGGCTGACGGTCCGCGAGGGCCACGAGCAGGGGAAGGACGCTGCGGCGGGGATCATGTATGACTCGTTGGAGGCGTCCGCGCAGGCCGTCCTGTCCGCCGAGGAGGCGCCACGTGTGGTGGAGGCTGTCCGTGGCGATGCGATCTGGCTGACGCCGTCCCGTGTCGTGCAGGATGTCATGGACCCGTCTACTCCGCCGTCGGAGGCGCGTCGGAAGTGGTACAACCAGGTGGTTGCTGCGGAGACGGCGTGGTTGACGCGGCAGGAGTGGGATGCCCGCTGTGACCCGGAGCTGCCTGAGCTAGACCCTGGGGATGAGTGCTGCGTGTTCTTCGATGGGGGCAAGTCGGATGACGCGACGGCGTGCGTCGCTGTGCGCGTGTCCGACGGGGCTCCGTTTGTTGTGGGGCTGTGGCAGCGTCCGCCGGACGCTCGGGCTCATGGGTGGGTCGCGCCTCGCGAGCAGGTGGACGCCGCGGTCCGCGCCTTCGTGGAGCATCACCGCACGGTCGGCGTGTGGGCTGACCCGTCGCATGCGCTGGACGATGTGACGATGGAGCGGTTCTGGGACGAGATCGTGGACGGGTGGCACCGGGATTACGGGCGGCGGTTGGTGCTGCGGGCGGCCCGGGAGCACTCTGTGAACTGGGACATGTCGAATCCGGCGCACCACAAGGCGTTCGTGCGGGCCGTACAGGCGGTCACGACTGAGGTGTTGGAGGGGCAGTTCGTGCACGACGGCGATGCGAGGCTTCGCGCCCACGTCCTCCACTGCGTGAGATACCCCACCAAGTATGGGGTGTCCATCTCCAAGGAGAGCCGCGAGTCCCGCAAGAAGATCGACCTCGCCGTATGCATGGTAGGTGCCCGTATGATGAGGACCGAATACAGAAACCGCCGCACTAGCAGATCGAGGGGTCTCATATGGTGACCAATGACAAGCCGTGGGCGCGGCTCGCGGACGAGCACTCCGCGGAGCGCGCCTTGTGCGCGCAGCGTCGCTCCGACGTGGAGCCCCTCGCCGACCCCACAACCAAAGTGATGGGGCTCATGCAGGTTGACGGCGGCACGCGCGACCAGCAGAAGCGCCGCCTGCGCCAGCTCAGTGTCGGCCCGACCCTGAACCTCCTCGTTGACACACTGTCCCGGTCCCTGATCTGCGACGGCGTGTCCCGGGCCGGGCTGACCGGCGCCGCTGAGCCGGCCGGTGACCAGGATGCTCTGCGCACCATGTGGGAGCCGTGGGAGTACGCCGGCCTGCCGACACGCCAGACCGCCCTCTACCGTGAGGCGATCATCGATGGAGCCTCCTACGCGGTTGTCCTGCCCGGTAGCCCGCAGCCCCGCATCCTGCTGCTCCCGTCCTCCCTGATCGCCCTCGACTGGGGCGGTGACCCGACCGCGGAGTGGCCCGTAGCCGCGGCCCTCCTGCGCGACGACGGTGCCCCCTGGCTGTACCTCACCGACACGGACGCGACCGACACCGCTACCGAGGAGGTGGTCGTCGCGCACGCGGCCGGGGTCTGCCCTGTTGTCCGGTTCGCCCCGTATGCCGACCTGTCCGGCCGGTGTGCGTCCCTCATAGACCGGCTGCGACCCGCCGCGCGGCGCTACGTGAAGACGGTCAATGACCGGCTCTCTATTCAGCACTCCAACTCATGGCGAGTCCGCACTGCCACTGGCCTGGACGACCCGGGGGACGCGGGTGAGCGGGAGCAGCAGAAGGCTCTCCTCGCCCACGGCGACATCCTGACCGGTGGTGCCGACGTCCAGTTCGGCTCTCTTCCGGAGACGACCATGTCCTCCATCCTGGAGGCGGAGCGGGGAGACCTGACGAACCTGGCCGCCCTGGCGTCGGTGCCAGCATGGTCTCTCTCCTCATCACAGCTCGTGAACCTCTCTGCGGACGCTCTCGCCGAGGCCAAGTCCGCTGAGCGCGGGCACGTGCAGGCGCTGCAACAAGCGTTCGGGAGAAGCATCGCCTCTCTCCTGCGTCTCGCGCAGTCCCAGGCCGGTCGCACGGACCTGGCCGGCGACTACGCGCTACGCATCGACTGGCGCGACACGGAGGCCCGATCACTGTCGCAGGCCGCGGACGCCCTCGGGAAGCTGTCCCAGTCGCTGGGCGTGCCGCCAGAGCTGTTGTGGCAGCGGATCCCCGGCGTGTCGCCGCAGGAGGCCGCGGAGTGGCGCTCGTGGGCGCAGACGCACCCGGACGCGCTGACCCAGTACGCGCAGGCGCTGGCGGCGCCGGCGGGCGAGGGCGCCGACAACCCGCTGAGGGGCTGACATGGCTCTGTCGTGGGGCGCGGCGGCGGTCACCCGGCAGCATCAGCGTGCGATGCGCCCCCTGGCCGCTGCGATCGGCGGGGCAGCTGCCGAGGATGTAGGCCTGCTCGAGGGCGGTGGCGCCGGCGAGGAGGCGTTCATGGAGGCTGCTCTGCGCAGGCAGGCCCGGTCGGCGGCCGTGGTGGACGCGGAGACTGGCGGGTACCTGGGGAGGTACCGGTCTGCTTCTGGTCTGCATATCGTCCAGGACCTCACGGGCACAGCCATGGAGGCCCGCGAAGTGAGGATGCTCACTCTTTCGGGGCCGGTGACACGGCGTGTTGCCATCCACCAGGGGGCCAGCGAGCAGGAGGCCCTCGCCCTCGCCCGCCAGCGCGTCCGCGTCGGGGCCTCCAAAGCCGCCTACGACCGCGACCGGCTCTCCGTCATCCGCTCCGCCCGCAAGTCCAGGCTCCGCGCCAGGCGCGTCATCGTCGGTAAGACCTGCGCGTTCTGCTCCATGCTCGCCGCCCGCGGCCCCGTCTACACGCCAGAGACCGCAGCGTTCCAGGCGCACCCGCACTGCGACTGCACCTACGAGATCAGCGACCAGACGCCGAAAGCATGGCGCGCCGGGCGAGCCACGCCTCACGAGGAGGAGATCTGCGATGCCTACGAGGCCGCCGCCAAGAGCGTCCCGCAGAACCTGTCCGGGAAAGAGCGGCAGCGCAGGATCATGATGGCGATGCGCAGGCAGGAGCCTGGCCTGTTCACGGACGGCATCGTCGGGTGAGGAGATACACTGTCCGCGTGAGTAGCACCCCAACCTCGGATGGAGACACGATGGACAAGGACAAGGACAAGGACAAGGACGATGTTGTCGCCCCTGACCGCGCCGCTGAGCCGGCCGAGCCCGCCGAGCCCGCTGAGCCGGCCGAGCCCGATGAGCCCGCTGAGCCGGCCGAGCCCGCTGAGCCCGCCGAGGCCGCTGAGCCGGCCGAGCCCGCTGAGCCCGCCGAGCCCGCTGAGCCCGCCGAGCCGGCCGAGGACCCGCTGAAGGCGGCCCTCGCTCGGGCCGAGGCCGCCGAGAAGGCTCTCGCCGATGCCCAGGCGAAACAGGCCGCCGTCGAGGCCGCCGCCAAGGCCGGCCTCCCCGCTACGCTCGCCAAGTTCCTCACCGCCGTCGCCCCCGAGCAGATGGAGGCCGCCGCGAACGAGCTCAAGGGCTACATCGCCGGCCAGCCGAACCCGCTCACCCGCAACGAGCCCACACCGCACGCCGCCGCCCCCGGCGGCGACGACCTGGACGCCATCGGCGCCCGCCTCTTCCGCAAGTGACCAACTGAAAGGTACAGCCGATGGCTAACTTCCAGACCCCCGCCGTCAAGGTGGCACAGTCCACCGTCGCCGCGCTCCGCTACCTGTCCGTCCTCCCCCGGACCATCAACAGGGACGCCGAGTCCGCCTACGAGGCCGGCTACGGCACCACCGTCAACGTGCCCCTCCCCGTCAAGGCGACCGCGAACGAGCTCTCCAAGACCCAACGGGACGCCCGCACCGCGATCACCTACAACGACCTGGCCCGCAAGTACGTGCCCGTCAACCTCGACACGCAGGTCTACTCCGCCGCGAGGCTCCCCAGCGACTGGCAGACCTGGACCCTCCAGGACTTCGAGACCGAGGTCGCCAAGCCCGAGGCCGAGGCCGTCGTAGACACCCTGCCGCAGAAGATCGCCGGCCTCATGGACACGATCCAGGCGCCCCAGGACGCGAACCCGTCCGCCGCGCTCGTCGCCACCACCGACGCGAAGGCCACCAAGATCAAGGCCGACGGCAGCAACCTGTTCGCGGTCCTGTCCCGCCTCCGCCGCGTCCTCAACAAGAACCAGGTCCCGTTCAGTGACCGGTACCTCGCGGTCGGCCCTGCCGTCGGCGAGATCATCCAGTCCAACCGCGACATCCTCAACGCCGCCTTCAGCGCCGACGGCGGTGACGCCCTGCACGAGGCGACCCTCGGCAAGTTGTTCGGCATGACCGTCATCGAGGACCCGCGCCTCCCCGAGGCTAAGGCAATCGCCTACCACCGCGACGCGTTCACCATGGCGATGCGCGCCGCGGACGTCCCGCTCGGTGCCAGCTTCGGCGCAGCACGCGCCGACGACGGCTTCGCCCTGCGCCTCATCTGCGACTACGACCCGGACCACACCGAGGACCGCGCCGTCGTGGACGCCTACGTCGGTTTCGCCGTGATGGACGCCGCCCGCGCCATCGCCGTGCAGATCGGCTGACAGCCCATGGCGAGCGAGCCGCTCGCCCCGGTCGCCCTCCTCTCTGACTGGCTCGGTGAGCCGATCACCGAGGGGGGCGACGTCAGCAGGGCGAAGATGTTGCTCCGACGCGCCTCCACCATCGTCATCGAGGAGGCCGGCCGGATCTCCCGCCCGTGGACACCGGCGGACGTGCCGGACGGCGTCCAGCAGATCGTTCTGTCCTGCGCTGCCCGCGGCTACACGAACCCCGAGTCGTGGAACTACGAGCGTCTGGACGACTGGATGGGCGGAGGCCGCCCGGTCCCCGAGGACGGCCTGTACCTGACTCCGACAGAGAAGCGCAGCCTGGCTCTGTATGCGGACGCGTCCCGCCCGCGTGGCATCGGGATCATGCGGACCGGGCGGGACGTGTGGCCCCCCGTGTGCGCCGACGACGGGTGGGTGGAGTACATCCGGAGGAACTCGCCGTGAGTCGCCCGCACGCGAGGCGCCGGCGGGCGGAGTGGCTGATGACGGACACGTGCGTCATCGACCGGCCGACGGGCTCCTACAACTGGAACCCGCAGACCGGGCACGACGAGCCGACCACTGAGCGCGTCTACGAGGGGAAGTGTCGGCTCCGCCAGCAGACGATGTACGGGTCCGACCAGACGAACAGCGGGCACACGTACACGGTGCAGCAGACCGAGGTGCATCTCCCGTGGGCCGCCGGCTACTCCCCGAAGATCAATGACGTGATCGTTGTGACCGGATGGCGGTACCCGTTCCGGGTGCGCGGCCTGATTAATCAGACTCATGCGACTGCCCGGCGGATGCTTGTAGACGCGGTGACCGCCTGATGGCTTCGTGGGACACGACACAGCTTGCCCAGCTGGCGCAGTCCTTCGCGGACGCGGGTGAGCGGACCGCCGCCGTGCGGGTCGGCGTGCAGAACGCCCTCGAACAGGCGAAGGGCCGCGCCCGGGAGGCGTACCAGCAGCACCCGGACAAGGGGTTCCGGGCGGTCGGTTCCACGTACACGTTCAACACTCGCGGCGCGGACGCAGTCGTGGAGGCAGAGTTCGGCCCCGAGAAGCCGCGCGGCGCGCTCGCCAACATCACGATCTGGGGCACGTCCAAGGGAGGCGGGGGCATGCCCCACCCGGTCGAGTTCATGGACCAGCACGTACTGGACGAGATCGGCGACACCCTCGACGAGATAGTGAGAAACCTGACATGATTCGCATGGCACCGTTCGTGTCCGCCATGGAGCGGCTCTGCCGGGAGAACCTCCGCTACGAGGTCTACCTCGGGGAGGTCACCGTGGACCGGCCGCCGACCCCGTACGTCCTCGTCAAGTTACCCCCGGTCAACATGGGGAACGGGGAGTGCCTGGACGGGGAGCTCCGCGAGCTGTCCTACTTGCAGCCGATCACGATGACCGCCGCGACCGCGGACCGGCTCCTCACTGTCGTGGACGATGTCCGACGTGGCCTCGAGGGGCAGCAGCTCCAGACTGGCAGCAACTACTGCGAGCCGCTCCGGCTGGAGTACTGCTCCGGCCTGCTCCGCGACGACCAGGTCACGATCCCCGAGGTCGGGCACCCGTTCTACGGTGTGGACATGTGGCGGGTCCGCGCGGTCCGTCACTTCCACTGAGATACACTGCACTGGTACATGTACGACGCCGACCGTGGGGTCGGCAGAGAGGAGAGCCTCATGACTGGCTCTATCCGGACCCTCGGCGATGGGCGCATAACCCTGGTCGCCCTCGGCATCGACGGTGCCCCGGTCGCCGACAAGAAGCGGCCGACCGTGGCCGAGCTCAACAAGGGCCTGCACTTCGAGATGTCCGTCATGAAGTCGGACTACAAGCTCGGCTCGAAGGGCAGCACCAGTGTCGAGGAGCCCGTCCTGGGCGCTGCGGGCAAGGGCACCGTCCCCGGCCCGGCCGAGTACGAGGGACAGGTCAGCGTCTATTGGTTCTTCGACGAGGACGGCCAGAAGGTCGCCGGCGGCGACAACCGCGTCTGGGAGCTGCTGTCGAAGACTGGTCGCGAGTTCGAGCTGTACGAGCGTGAGGGCAAGAAGCCTGACTTGCCGTTCGTGGACGGCGACGACGTTGACTGGTATCACGTGGCGCCCGGCCAGCCGCAGAAGCCTGACGACAGGACCACGTACACGAAGCGCACTGTGTCTTTGTTCATCTCCGACGCCCTGGAGAATGAGATCACCTTGGGTGCGGGTACGGCGGCGTCGAAGCCGACTGTGACGAAGATCGAGCCGTCCGGCAAGAAGTCTGGTGACACGGTCATCATCACGGGCACGAACTTCGTGAACGTCACCCGCGTCACCTGCACTGTGAGTGGCCCGAAGGAGGCTGACGTCGCGTCGTTCAAGACACTGTCGCCGACTTCGATCGCCGCGGTCCTCCCCGACGGTCTGGCCGTCGGCAACTTCATCGTGTACACGCGTAAGGGCAACAGCTCCGGCGTCCTGTACACGCCGGGCGCCTGATACACTCTTGCCCGTAACCGGGGCCCGGGACTACGGCAGTCCCGGGCCCCTTACAACGTCTAGAGGGAGGACCCCCGATGGCTGATGAGTTCCGTGACGCGACCCCCGATGGTGCGACCGAGCCGGAAGGCTTCGACCTGGCTTCGTGGGTCGCCGGGTTCCAGCCGACCCGGAAGGCGTGCCTCCTGTACGGGCGCACCGACTTGATGGCAGTCATCGACAGGCTCAACGAGGAGGCGTCCCTCCCGGGGCTTCCCGAGGGACGGAAGCGGGAGATCCTCGTGGAGGCCGAGCAGGCGCTCGCCACTCTCAAGGAGTCCGGGGTGGAGTTCGTCGTGCAGACGATGGACGTGCACCGGCAGAAGGCCCTCCTCGAGGAGCTCGGCCATGAGAAGGGCCAGCCGGTCACCCACGAGATGGAGTGCGCGTTCATCGCCGCCCACGTCGTGGAGCCGGAGGGCGTGACCGGGCGGGACATTGAGGCCCTGTACCGCGCTTCCTCGCAGCAGGTGGAGAAATTGTCCCGGTGCATCCGGAAGGTGGACACCGTGGAGCCGACCATCACCGCCCCTTTCTCGTCCGCGTCCTGAGGGCCCCGTCAGGACGCTGGCTGTCGCAGCTCGTGAAGCGGGCCCTGGAGTGGGGGCGTCCGCCGACCGGGCTGGTGCGCCACTCCTCCGAGTGGATCGATCAGGACTATATCCTGGCTGAGGCGTGGTCCGCCTACCAGCAGTCGTTGTGTCCGTGCGGGTGCGGGTTCCCCCGCGATCGGGCGTGGGACGCCACGATGGACGGCTGGTTCGAGGCCCGGGAGACCGCCTGCTATGCGAAGGCGGCGAAGGAGCGGTGGGAGAAAGATCACAGCGAGCGGAACAAGTCGGGAGACCTGATCTCCCCGCCCCGGGAGGGGTCGCTCGTGTACGTGGTGGACTCCAGCGAGGCCGAGTGAGGCTGTAGACTCACTGTTAGTAGTAGGAGAGGGGCCGTATCTTGGCTGACAGAACCGTCCTGGTGAAGCTGACGGCCGACGCATCCGGCGTGAAGTCGGGGATGCGTGAGGCGTCGGATGCCACCCGGGGCGCCCAGGATGCTATGAGATCGGCTGGGGATGCGGCCCAGCAGGCTGCCTCTCAGATGAATCAGGCGTCCGCGCAGGGTAAGACCGGCCTGGCCGGCCTGGCTGACTCGGCCCGCCAGAATGGGGCGGCGTGGACGACGGTCGGCACTGCGGTCGCCGGCGTGGGTGCGGGTCTGCTCGGGTTCGCCGGCAGCGCGGCGAAGACGGCCGCGGACTTCGACGCGGCGATGTCAAGCGTGCAGGCGGCGACTCACGCGTCCGGTGACGAGATGTCGCAGCTGCGCGAGGCGGCAATCCAGGCGGGCGCCGACACGGCGTTCTCCGCGACTGAGGCGGCCGCCGGCATCGAGGAGCTCGCCAAGGCTGGCGTAAGCACCTCCGACATTCTGCATGGCGGCCTGACCGGGGCCCTGGACCTTGCCGCCGCGGGCGAGGTGTCCGTCGCCGAGGCCGCCGAGACCGCCGCCACGGCGATGACCCAGTTCGGTCTGGGCGGGGACCAGGTGACGCATGTCGCCGACCTGCTCGCCGCGGGCGCCGGCAAAGCACAGGGCGGAGTCCATGACCTGGCGTACGCCCTGAAACAGTCCGGTTTGGTTGCTTCGCAGATGGGGCTGTCTATCGAGGACACGACCGGGGCGCTGGGCGCGTTCGCGTCGGCCGGCCTGATCGGCTCGGACGCAGGCACGTCCTTCAAGACGATGCTTCAGCGGCTCCAGAACCCCTCCACCAAGGCCGCGAACGCGATGAAGGACATCGGCCTGAACGTCTACGACGCCAACGGGTCCTTCATCGGGATCACCGCCACCGCCCAGCAACTGAAGGATGGCCTGTCCAACCTGTCGGAGGAGCAGCGGAACCAGGCGATGGCGACCATTTTCGGGTCGGACGCCATCCGCGCCGCGAACGTCCTCTACAACGAGGGCGGGGAGGGTATCCAGGACTGGATTGATAAGGTCAACGACGCCGGCTACGCGGCGGAGACCGCCAGGCTGAAGCAGGACAATCTGAAGGGCGACTTAGAGAAGCTGGGCGGGTCGTGGGAGACCGCGATGATCAAGATCGGGGCGTCGTCGGAGGGGCCGCTCCGGTCTGTGGTGCAGACGATCACGTCGGTGGTGGACAAGCTCGGGGAGTTGTCTCCTGGGGCGCAGACTGCCGTGCTCGGCATCACTGCTGTGGGTGGTGCTGCGCTGACTGCGGTCGGCGGCATGATGGTGCTCGCCCCGAAGATCGTGGAGATTCGTGACGCGATGAACACGTTGGGGTGGACGTCGGGGAACGCGGTCGCGGGTATCAAGAACTTGGCGACGGGTACGTCCGCGATGGCGCGGGCCGGCAGGATGCTGGCGATGGGCGCTCTGATCGCCGGTATCAGCGAGTACGGTAACAAGACGTCGGATGCGGCCGTGTCTGTGGATGAGATGGCATCTGCCTTGAAGAACGGCGGGTCTGCTCTTGACCAACTGCACTTCGATACGGCTAGCAAGAGTGCTGATGAGTTCGGTGTGATGCTCGCCGACATCAGCCGCCCGTCCACGTGGGCTGGCCTGGAGATGGGCACCGCCCACTTCCTCGACGGTATCACCGCCGCGTTCGGCGCTGATACCCGGTCCGAGGTGCAGCAGCTGAAGGACACGCTGGAGTCCACCGGCAAGGCGCTGGCGTCCATGTCTACGGACGAGGCCACGGCTCAGTTCAAGAGACTGTCGGACGAGCTGACGGACGGTTCGCGGCGCAGCATGATCGACTTGATCAACGACATGCCGGAGTTCAAGGCGCACCTGGACGCGGTCGCGAACCAGATGGGGCTGACAGCGGATGACTCCACGCGTCTGGCCTTAGCGTTGGGGCAGATCGACCCGAACGCCAACCAGTCCGCTGACTCGACGGACCGCCTGGACCAGGCGATCCGGAAAGCGAAGGAGGGGAGCGACCAGGCGGCCCCGAGCATCGAGGAGGTCGTGAAGGCCATCCACGATTTCGGCGAGGCCGCGATCGGCGCGTCCAACGCCGACATCAAGTACCAGGAGGCGCTGAAGAATGTCAATGACGCGATCGCCGAGAACGGGCAGAACCTGGATATCACGACTGAGGCTGGTCGCAAGAACCAGTCGGCGCTGAATGATTTGGCGTCGGCGACGTTGGCGCAGGTGCAGGCTGGCGCCGCCGCGGGGGAGACGCAGGACACGCTCCAGACGAAGATGCAGACCGGGCGGGACGCGTTCATCCAGGCGGCTGAGGCGATGGGGATGACCGAGGATGAGGCGACTCAGCTCGCCGACTCGTACGGGCTGATCCCCGAGAAAGTTTCGACTGAGGTGACTGCGGACACGCAGCCTGCGCTGGAGAACGCTGACGGGGCGAAAGCGAAGATCGAGGGTATGACCGGGTACATCTCGGTGGACGGCGACACGTCGAAAGCGGACTATGCTCTGTCTGTGACCGCCGACTCGATCAACGGAACAACATCGTACGTGGAGATCGACGCGAACAACGACCGGGGTCTCGAGGGGCTCCAGTCCACGGTGCAGACGATCGATAACGCAGACGGGACCGTATCCATCCTGGGTGACGCGACGGGCGCCCGGTGGGAGAAGGACACGGTCAAGACGCAGATTGATGACACGACCGGCGAGGTAACGATCTCCGGTAAGGACGAGGCATCCGGGAAGCTTCGAACTGTGAAGTTCAACATGGACCAAATCCAGTCCAAAACCGTCTCTGTCACCGTGAAGATCAAGCAGTTCTTCGAGGAGTACGGCCGGCGCCTGATAGCGAATCCTTTTGGGTTCGGCATATTCGCGGACGGCGGCGCTGTGTCCGCGTACGCGGACGGCGGTGGCGTGTCCCGGCTGGCCAGCGGAGGGCGACCGGGTGGCGCAGTGCGCGGGCCTGGCGGTCCCCGGGAGGACCGGGTGCCGGCGCTGCTGTCCCACGGTGAGCACGTGCTCACGGCCGCGGAGGTTGCGGCCTTGGGCGGCCAGCAGGGCGCGTACCGTCTGAGGAGGATGATCCGTGAGGGCATCATCGGCGGGTTCACGGATCCGGGGCGGTACGCGGATGGTGGGGCGATCACGTCGGGGACGGCGATGCTCGGCCCCGGCGACCGGGTGACCCCGAAGATGCTACGCAAGGCGCTGGACGGCGTCAATGTGGAGCTGACCGTGGACGGGCAGACGACGCTGACGTCGAGAATGCGGACGATCGCGGACGCGTCCACCGTGACGGCGTACAGGATGAGCAGGTGACCGATGACCAGAACGATGAAGGGCTTCACCGCGCGGCACACTGGCATGCTGACCGTGCGGCCGGTGCCGGCCCCGGAGGGCGCGTTCTCCTACCCGGTGAACGCGTCGTCTGACAACGAGCGGCTGCTCGTTTGGAAGCCGACGGGTGATGCTGTCAGTGACCCGCTGGCGCCGATCGGCGTGCCGGTCACGTACACGCAGTATGGGTACCCGCCGGTGACGCTGGTGCGCAGGTCGGTCGGGTCGGACATCATCAGCACGGCTGATGGGCACACGCAGGCTCGTGTACAGCTCGTTACGGCGGGTGCGGTCGAGTATGACGGCGGGCTGACGACGATCGAGTCCACGACCGGTGTGATGGACCGGTGGGCGGCGGCTCCGAAGCCGCGGGCTACGACGATCGAGTGCCGCACGCGGACGTTGGAGGACTTCCGGACGCTGCGGTCCATGTGCGAGGAGGCCCGCTACTTGATCGTGGCTCATGATCAGGATGCGTGCACGATCCCCGGGTGCACGGTGGAGCCGATCCGTGTGGTGGCGGTGTCGAAGGCGAAGGCGGAGCAGACGGAGTCGCGGCTGCGGGGGACGGTGGACTGGACGCTGACGGTGACGGAGCGCCCCAAGTCGGCGCTGCATGGCCGGCGTGAGGACACCGGTGTTCCGTGTGTCACGTGGGGTGAGTGGTTGCAGTTCGAGGCGGACTGGGCCGCTGGGAGGATCCCCGGTGCGGGTCTCTCCTACTGGTGGGGCGCCCCGGGAGGGGGAGATGACACGATCATCGGTTCCGCGGCCGCCGGCGTGACGCCCGACGGCCTGGCGGTCCGGTGGGCCCGGGGGCGCAATATCCACGCCCCGCTTGGGAAGTATGGGTTCCGGCGGGCTGTGGGCGGGCACACGTACACGGCGGCTGTGTGGGTGCGAGGCCGTGGCGGCGGCGCCCTCGACGCGACCCGCGTCCACGTGCAGCTCGTGGTCGCCGACGGGCCTACGGACGCCGCCGGACGGAACTTCTCCGCCGGTGTGATGACCCGCGACAGCGCGCCGGACGCTGCGGGCTGGTATAGGCTAGTCGCCTCCGGCATCCCGGTCCCCGCTGCGCGACCATATGCGACACCGGCGATCGTCAACGAGAAAGAGGAGCCGATCGAGTTCGGCGGCCTGTCCGTGTCTGATGACCAGGCGAACGTCGGGAAGTCGTTGGCGACTCGCTCCTACGACGACGTGTGCCGCCTCCTCGCCGGCATGCCGGGAGACGACTGATGCGCCCGGGGCCCACGTTGGAGGAGCTGTCCCGCCCGCTACGGTGGGGCATGCGCATGGACATCAAGTACGGGACGGAGTGGGTGCGCGACGTGCCGTGCTCCGCCTGTTCCCTGGATTGGGGTGAGCTGACCCACTCGGGAACGTCGGCGTCGGCGCCCGCGCAGCTGCGGATCGGTGTGCCGAATGAGTGGGCGCCCCAATGGGAGGGGGCCTACTACGCGGCGTACGGGCAGAAGGCGTGCCCGACCGTGATCCTCTCCGATGAGGAGGGTAGCAGGTGGGAGTTCCCGTACGGCCACTTCCGGATCGTGGAGCCGTCCCAGACCCCGGAGTCGTCGCCGGTGACCGCGAAGGACCTGCTGCATGACCTGGTCGAGAATCCGCTGCCGTGGCCTCACTCCCCGAATCTGGGGGGGACATTGCGGACGGAGATGCAGCGGCTGAACCCGAACTGGGAGACGACCGGGGTGCGCGTGCCGGAGTCCAGGGGCGGCTACCAGATTCCGTCTACGTTGCAGTTGCCGACGGACCGCCTCGTGTCTGTGATGGAGATCGCGAAGGCCGCGGGCTGCGGGTTGCGCATGTCGTGGCGCGGCGAGATCGAGGCGTACCCACTGCCCACGCCGGGGTCTGCCGCGGCCGAGTACTACTCGTGGGACTCGGGGTTCGTGGTCGCCGCCGTCCCGGCGGAGGCCCCGTCCGGGCGCATCCCGAACCAGTACAACGTCCTCGCGAAGGGCAGCGGAAAGCGGAGCTTCACCCTGGTGCAGGGGAAGGGGTACACGGAGTCGCTGAAGAGCGACGAGAAGACCTCTGAGGTTGACATGGCGATCAACAACCGGTTCCTGGAGAAGCAGAGGGTGTTTCCGTCGCTGCCCCGGCACGAGTTCGAGCACCAGGAGGGGCTGACCTACAACTGGGGCCGGTACCTGTGGACACCGTGGAAGCGACCCGAGGGTGGGTCGAAGAAGGACGGGTGGGAGACGGACTATTCCTACGACTTCTGGGTGCGGATGCAGTACTGGGGCGGTTGGTATAACCCCCGCACCTACGGGCGCGTGACGAAGAATACGGACCTGTCGTCGGATAAGTCGTGGTCCAAGGTGGTGGAGGAGGCGAACCACTGGGCGAAGTTCGGCAGGGACCGGACCCGTACGTGGCGGATCCAGCTGGCCCCCGACCCGAGGTTGGAGATCGGCGACGTCATCGCCGTGGAGCACAAGCCCGGCCACTGGTGCGTCGTCACGATCCTGTCCATGAGCCTCGACCTTATGAGACCAGGCGATCCGATGACGATCACCGGCGCTGAGCTGCGGCGCTCCTAATGAGATACTGGACCCATGGTTGACCCCTCCAGCGCCGGCAGTCTGTATCTGAACATGCGGGAGGCTGCCCAGGACCGGGCGGCCTCCGACGTGACGGTCCACTGGGTGCGCGCCCAGGTAGTGGACACGCCGTCCACGGACCCGACTCTCCCCGCCGGGTGGGTGCGGGTCGGCATGCCGTACGAGGACCCCCGCGACTACCTGGTCGGGGAGACGCCCGGCATCTACACATGGAAAGGCGCCGCAGTCATCGTCAAGATGCACTCCGACGGGACGCTCCTGTCTATCAGCGACGGACAGGACGAGCCGGGGAATGAGAAGACGTCGGTGGAGCGTCTCGGCCCGGCCGGCCGGGAGCTGGCGCGGGCGATGGACGACGCCGTGAAGGCGCAGAAAGCCGCGAAAGAGGTCGAGGGTCGGGCCGACGCTGCTGCGAAGGACGCGCAGGCCGCCGGCAGGGACGCCCGCGACGCGAAGGCGAACGCGGAGAAGGCCCTGGCGAAAGCGACCACTGTGGAGGGCACTGCGAGTGACCTGTCCGCGAAGGTGACCGAGGCGCAGAAAGCCGCCCAGCAGGCCCAGTCCGGCGTGGGGGCTGCCCAGCAGGCCGCCCAGGATGCCCAGGCCAAGGCGCAGGCGGCCCTGGACGCGGTCAAGAAGAGTGGCGACAACGCGGCTGCCTTGGCGGCTGCGACTGAGGCGAAGCAGGCTGCGGAGGCCGCGAAGACACTGGCGGTGGCGGCGGACAAGCTGGCCCAGGACGCGAAGTCCGCGGCCCAGGACGCGGCGACGAAGGCGCGGGACGCGGACACGGTGGCGAAGCGGGCCGAGGCGTCGGCGGCTGCCGTGAAGTCCACAGCTGATTCTGCCGCGTCTGCGGCGGCGCAGGCCCAGGCGAAAGCACAGGCGGCCACTGCCCAGTACGACGCGCTGAAGGCGACTGTGACCGCGAACTCGACCGAGTTGGCGAAGGCCAAGTCTGCGGCGGATGAGGCGCAGCGTCAGGCCGCGTCGGCGAGGGCGGCGGCGGACGCGGCGACAGCGGACGCTCTGGGTGCCCGTCAGGCGGCGGACGCGGCGTCGGCGAAGGCGTCTACCCTGGCCGGCCAGGTGACGGTGGCGCACGCCGCCCCGACAGCGGGCGATGGTGCCGGGAAGCCCAAGGGAGCCGTCTGGTTCGTGCAGGACGGGAACGGGCAGCTGACCTCCCAGTACACGTGGGATGGGAGCGCCTGGTCTCTGATGCCCGTGTCCGGGGCGGCCCTGGCGCCGCAGACGATCACGTCGGCGCAGATCGGCCGGGCGGCGATCGGGGAGGCGCAGATCGCTGATGCGTCTATCACGGACGCGAAAATCGGCGGCCTGTCCGTGTCGAAGCTCATGGTGACCGGGGGGGCGAAGATGCCTCGCGCCGTCATCGACGTCCTGCTGTCCGACCAGGCGTTCATCAAGGCTCTCGCAGCAAACAGTGTGACCGTGGATCCGGAGAACATGGTTCAGGACCCGGGCCTGACCGGGCGGGACGTATGGAGTCTGGCGGCGTTCGCCGGCGCTACCGCCGGGTTCGTGTCCGACCTCCCCAGCCCGCCGGGGGGCACTCCACAGGGGGTACGCATGAAAGCAGGGGCCGCCCGGTGCGTGCTGACGCAGGCCCTGTCCCTCCCGGCGGGGAAGCGGTGGACCCTGCGCCTCGCCTACCGATACTCGGCCGGGTCGCAGGGCGGCCTGTCCGTCAAGCTCGGCGACACGCAGGTCTGCAACCCGCCGTACACGGATGACGCGTGGAAGACGGGGGAGTGGGTGTGGGAGCCCGCGAAGAGTGTCGCCGCCGCGCTGCTGACGATCACCGCCGCGGCGGGGACGGCGGTGGAGTTGCACTCGCTGAGCCTGACCGAGCAGGTGGGGACGACTCGGCTGGCGCCGGGGTCCGTGACCGCGGACTGCATCTACGCGTCCAAAGAGCTCTGGTCGAAGGTGGCGGCGTTCGGGTCTGTGACCACGGAGATGCTGACCGCCGGCAACGCTACGATCCCGGGGAAGGCCGTCGTCGGTGACCTGATCGGCAACAACCTGACGGGTGTCACAATCCGCGGCGGGTCCGTGATGTCGTACTCGGAGTCTGCCGAGTCCTTGAACAAGAAGCTTCAGGGGTATCAGGCGCGGGACGGGTACCCGGACTGGTACAACAAGACGTTCGACCTGCGGAAGGCCGTGATCCGGAACACCGGCACGCCCTCTCAGGGAGAGATCAAGCTCACGTCCGCGACGGAGACAGAGTGGTCCGGGTCGTTCTCCACGGACCTCGAGGAGTCCTTCTGGTCGGCGATCGAGGTCACGCTCACCTACCCGGACGGGTTCTGTGGGCAGCCCGAGGTCGAGTTCGTCGTGGACTCCCCGAACAACGAGTGGCGCCTCGACGTCTGGCGCGGCGCCAGCCGCACCTCCCACGCGTACCTCCAAACCGGGTACCGGAGCGTCCTCCTCCCCCAGCTCTCCCCGACGGACACGCAGCGGACGTTCTCGCTCATGTTCCACCCCGGCTACAAGTGCGGCAAGTTCTCGATCCGCCGCCTCAAGTACTACTGGACCGCGCAGATGGACACGACCGAGGCCCGCTTGCAGTCCGGGTCCTTGCTCGTCCGGTCGCCGACGGAGAACGACCGGCTGAACCTGGGGAAATCCTTCTTGGAGGCCGGGCAGGAGGGGTTCCCCGTCCGGAAGCGGCACCTGCTGTCCGCGGTCGCGCCGTGGGCGTTCACCGGCACCGCGACCTACTGGCGGACACTCACGTGGAAGGACTGGCGGTGGGCGACCGGGAACCTCGGCCCTCGGGACGCGATCACCTGGGAGGACGACTGCCAATGGGGGTTCGTCCTCAACGGGCGGGGGCTGCCGTACGCTCAGTGGCCGGGACTGTACATGGCGTCCGGCCAGTGTCGCATCCAGAATCGCCTCAACGCGGGCAAGTGGGTGACGATCGAGATGCAGGTCGCCCCGGACGAGGACTGGGACAACGGGCTGTCGTCGTCGGTATGCCTGGAGCCAGGGGTGACGGCGTCGCTGAACGTCGCGGGGCACCTCTCGTTCCGCCGGAAGCGCACCCTACACTGGCGGTACGCGATCGTCACGCCCGGCGTGTTCGATGGTGGCGGCGATGTGAAGATCGACAAGCCGCGGCTGACGGCTGCTTTCCTGGAGGAGTGACATGTCTACAACAAGGTGGAATGGCGCAGTGGTGCCGACTGGGCAGGATGATCTGCTCGGCGCGTGGGGGCGGTTCGCCGATTCGGTTGGCACGTTCATGCGCGTGGCGTCTTTGTCGGAGGCGCAGGCCCGGTTGAGGTCAGCACCGGCGGGCGTAGTGACGTCCAGCACGCCGGCCGCGTTCCTGATCGGGGGTGTTCTGTACACGGCGGACGGGTCCCGGGATGCCGGTGGGTTCGTGATCCGCCCGGCGTCCGGCTACTCGGGGCTGCTCGTGGACCACTGGGACAAGTCCAATGGGAGGGGGCGTCCCACGAGCGATCACACGACGCGCAGGTGGGGGCAGACGCCGTTCAACCTGCCGGTCAAGAGCCTGATCGAGTTCAGCCTGGACGTGTGTGTGTCCATCGTCCACAGCGACTTCGGGTCCGAGGACGAGAAGAACAAGGCGTCCGGCTCCTACTACTTCGGTTTCCTCCTTGACAATATGGGGCAGTGGCAGACCGAGCTCCAGTACAACCGGACATTCATGACGCACCACCTGACGTGGAAGACAGAGGTGGAGGCGGGCACGCACACCGCCGCGTACACGACGGCGGGGTCCTACGGGACGGACCCGTTCTGGCACTATGATGGTGGCGTCTACCCCGGCACTAGGTTCAGGGTGTTCTCCCTGGGCGCGACCGACTGAACGAAAGGCGCAGCAATGGCGACTCTCTCCCCTTCGCAGTCTCGGGCCGAGCATGTTGACCGTCTAGTGCGGTCGGTGTGCGTGCCCGCCGGGGCGGGCGACTACCGGGCCCTCCTGGCGACGCACCACAAGATCGCGAACCCGGTAGGGCGGGGCACCGCCTACCTGGGCGACCCCTCCCAGTATGTGAACATGGATCGGCAGGCTGCGGAGGCCGCGGACCTTGGTCTGCGTTTCGTTATCGACCTGTCGTACATCCGTGACCTTGTGGTTTCGGATGGGGGCCAGTGGCATCTCATGTCCGCCGACGAGTGGCAGCCCCTGTTCTCCACGATCCTGCTGCGCACTAGCCCGTTCGGCCGCCCGTGGGCGGTGGAGCCGACCCTCGACGGTGTCGTCCTGTCCCGTGATCCGGACATCCTGACCGGCGCCCGGCCGGCCGGGTCGGTGGACGCGTACATGCAGTCGATGCTGGCGCAGGCGACCGCGGTCCGCCGCCTCGGTTTCGATGGGGCGATCGTGTCCGGCGGTCTGCGGTGGCTGACCGCGTCGGGCGGCATTGCGGCGTACGGGGACGCCCTGGACCGGCTCGCCGGCTCCGACTGGATCGACATGGTCGCCTTGTCGTATCAGGAGCAGTTGTCGCAGGTCGTGGTCAGTGCGTGCGCCGACATCGTCCAGGCGCAGGGTGGTATCCCTGTGTGCGATGGTGTCGCGTCCGGGCGGCTCGGTGACGCGCCCGGTGGGCTGCGGGCGACTGGTGTCGTGGCTGTCGGGGCCCTCCCCGGCGCTTCTCTGAACTCCACCCAGTGGGGCGCCGTCGTGCAGGCGGTCACCGGGAAGGCGGTTGTCGCCGCCGGCGGCGGCGCCGCTACGCCGTCCCCGTCCGTGCCTGACACCGGGTGGCTGACGGCCCCCGGCGGCTTGCAGTACCGCAAGTACGGGCCGTTCCTGTCCGTGCGTTCGTCTGCCGAGTGGGCGGTATGGTCGGCTTCGACGGCGGGGGAGATCCGCGTTTTCGACTTCCCGCAGACGATCAAGGAGGCGGGCCGCGTGAACATGACCACATACCCGCTCGTGACCGCATCCTACGAGGACGACGGGTCCACCGTATCCATGTGGCCGAACGGCACGGTGACTGCCCATGTGAAGAAGCCTGGGAACAGGATCTTCCCGACGATGACCACCGTCCAGGGCTGACCTGCGGGGGCCTATCATGGGCTCATGGCTTATAGGAGTTCACGTGGGTGAGATTGACGTGCCCCCCATCCCGGTTGAGGCGTGGGGGGCGGTCGGCCTGACGGTCGCCGGCTGGGTGGCATGGATGTTCACTCGGGCGGAGCGGACCGCGGACCGCCGCGTGGACGCCCTGGAGGCGGCGGTCCGCCATCTGACTGAGCGTGTGGACATCTTGGAGACGGACCGGGAGGAGCTGCTCGAGGAGCGGGCTGTTGCTGAGGAGGAGGCCCACCGGCTGCGGCTGCTCGTGTTCCGCCTGGAGGAGTACGCGGAGGCGCTGCTCGCTTGGGGGACGGGGCTGCTGCGCCGCCTGCCGGAGGCCGCCGACCACCCGGGCCCGCCGGCGCCGCCAGCCACCCGGGACGACGCCGGCCTCCCCGGCGACTGACTCGCCGTGGAGGCCGGCTCGGAGACTGGGGTCAGCGGACACCCAGGATGCCCCATAGGGCCCACACGGCGAGGACAGCGATGACGGTGATGCCTGCTACGAGGAGGAGGCTGGTGCCGTAGACGATGGCGGCTGCGAGGAGGCCGGCCAGGGCCTTCCCCCGGCGGGTCGCGGCTGCGTGACGCATGTTAGAGGATTCCTTTCAGTCGGTTCTAGCGATCGGTACGGACGAGTGGACGACGATCAGTGCACGCCTGCGGCTGCCGAGGTGTTCGATGTGCAAGGAGTAGAAGTTGTCGGTCTGGTCTATCGATATCAGTTCGTAGTCGCAGCCTGACAGCGAGACGAAGTCGCCGGGATGAAGGTCGCCGGGGAGGCAATTCATTTCTGGGCCTCGATGACTCGGGCGAACTTCCCGTCGTTGGGGCACATGTTCTGCCGTGTGTAGCATGTCAGTTCACTGGCGGGTGCGGACGGCGACTCGGTCGCGGCGGTTCTTGGTGATGTACGCGCCGCTGCGGCGGCTGGCGCCGGGGCCGCGGAGGGTAAGGGTCCACAGGTCGGGGCGCGCCGGGGTCTGGGCGCTGCGGGCGACAATCCAGTCTTCGGATTCGTGGTGGACGATCTGGCCGGCGGAGACGGTTTCGATGGCGTGGGTGGCGTATACGGGGTGAGGCATGGGGGTTCCTTTCAGTGGGTGCGGTGGTGGGCGATGTCCCGGTCTCGGGCTTCCGGGGGTCCGTAGGAGACGTCGCCGGCCTCGGCGGACAGGATGATGCCTTCCAGGATTCCGGGGACGTTGCCGTCGTCGGCGACGCGGAGCGACCCGTGGAGGCTGGCGACGTGCTGCACGAGGGTGCGGAGCGTGTCGCCGGCACGGTGGCCTGGGTCCGACTGGGTGGCGGCTGCGACCCAGTTCCCGGGGAGGAGAGTGAGAGTGGCGGTGGCGTCGGTGTCTGCGGTGGCGCGGGCGAGGTGGTAGGTGCGGGCGGTGACTGTCGCGACCCCTCCGTTGAGGCTGAGGGTGTAGCTGCCGCTGGTGCGGATGACGGCGTCGGTCATGGCTTGCTCCTTTCTCCCTCCCCGGGGCGTTGCAGCACCCCGGGGAGGGAGAAAGGAGCAAGCC